ATGTAAGAATAGAAAGTCATTAGATCTTCCGCAGTTCTGGGCAGAAGCTCAGACTGAGGCAGCCAACTATGCGAAGGCGCGGGGGCTTGTGGTTGAGCCTCCCGCCTTCGTTATAGTTAAGAGGCGCAGAGGTAGCATAGAAGATGCTTGGGTAATACAAACACTAGAGAAATGGGTAGGACAAATGCCAGTACCACAAGGACAAATAACAAGTAGTGAGATATTTACTACACCAGAAGTACAGAAAGAACTTGAAGATGTACAGATACCAGATGAACCAACTGAAGTAGAGGAAAAAGAACAAGAATGATGTGTTCAGACTGCAAGGTGGCTGGTCAGTTTAACTCACGAGGCCAGTATGATAAGGCTGAAGAGATGCACGGATACTGTAAAGGAGACTGCGCTTGCCAACACAAGACTGGACCAGGGTGGGTCGTAAGAAAAGGTCAAAGTCCGACTCTGATGCAAACACAGTCTCCATAGCAGATGTAGTTAGACACTTTGGAGGAGAAGTAAAAGAAGGTCGCAACATATCTGTTCGTTGTTGTATGCACGATGATGCTCGCAAGAGCGCAGTCATTGACACCTATAACAATTTGTATTTCTGTCATACCTGTGGCAAGGGTGGCAACGCTGTTAATGTAATTATGGAACTAGAGAATGTGGGGTTCAAAGATGCTCTTGCAAGGGCAGGCGAAATTATTGGAGGAAGCGGCTCATCACTACGCACAGGAGATAAGCCCAGAAGCTCTGCAATATCTAGAAGGACGTGGAATATCTGAGGAGGTAGCAGCTAGGTATCGTCTTGGTTCTATCACAGATCCGATAGAGGGACATCAAGGTTATGAAGGTTGGATATCTATACCTTACTTCACTGCTTTAGATATCTGTGTTGGCTTTAAGTTTAGAAGATTAGATGATGGTAAGCCTAAGTATGGAGCGCCTGTTGGTCAGAAGTCACACCTGTTTAATGTCATTGCAACTATGTCTAATACCAGCAGGGTAGTTGTATGTGAGGGTGAGTTTGATGCGATAGTTATGGAAGCTAATTGCCAAGTGCCAGCAGTAGGAGTGCCTGGTGTTGCTGCTTGGAAGCCTTATTATTCAAAGTTATTCAATGGTTTTGATATGGTTTATGTAGTCGGTGACAATGATGTTAAAGAAGATGGGACTAACCCTGGAGCTGAGTTCTCTAGGCGTGTCGCAGGTGAGTTAATCAACTCACAAATCGTACAATTACCACCAGGTATGGACATAACAGACTTCTATCTGGTGAATGGACAAGAAGCAACAGCTAACCTAGTAGGAGGAGTTAAGTGAGTGACTACAAAGAAGGAATTGACACAGATGGCAGAGTATCTGAAGGAATTGGGGATGGTAATAGTCTCCATAGACTTCAAGAATGGTACTATTACAGTCAAACCGATTCCGACAAGAAGTTAGATTCGGAGTTCGTTGCTAATGTGTGGCGAATCCTTGACACAGCAGGTAATTTGCTCATCCGCAAACATAAAGATTATGGTCCAAAGAACATCTCTCACAGTCCAGGTGGAGCACTCAACGGATTACGAGTGCGTATGCACGACAAGGTGGCTAGAATCAATCACCTCGTTGATAGTGAAGTCTCTCCCTCAAACGAGTCACTTCGAGACAGTTTCTTAGATCTACTTAACTACTCTGCTATTGCAATGATGGTACTAGATAAGACGTGGCCTGAGATACCTAATGACTGAGATTAAAAGTGAACTAATTTTAGGTGACTGTTCAGAGGAGCTACCTAAGATAAACGTAAAAGAAAAAAAGTTTGTAATTGTGACTGACCCGCCTTTCAATATTGGGTATCACTATAACAATTACAAAGATAATATGGGTTCGCAGGAGTACTATGAGATGCTTGCTTCTATATTTCAGTACTCTCCGTTTGTTGTTATACATTATCCAGAAGAGATATACAAGATAGCATTTCAAGTTGGCGAGTTTCCTGATAAAGTTGTTAGCTGGGTGTATAACTCCAACACAGCAAAACAACATAGAGACATAGCATTCTTTGGTATCAAGCCAGACTTCAAACAATATGGACAGCCATATAAAAATCCAACAGACAAAAGAATTATGCAAAGAATTGCTGATGGTAAAACAGCAAGGCTCTATGACTGGTGGGAGATTAACCAGATAAAAAATGTATCAAAAGAAAAAACAAAGCATCCTTGTCAAATGCCTCTAGAGGTTATGAAAAGAATTGTTGGCATCTTGCCTCCTGACTACACAATAGTAGATCCGTTTATGGGTTCAGGCACAACAGGTTTAGCTTGTAAAGAATTAAATCGGAACTTTATAGGTATTGAAATGGATGCAGAATACTATGCTATTGCTCAACAAAGGATAGATAATGACTGATATCCACCCAGTTATACTTGATATAGCTCCTAGCGTAGCCAATACTATCTGTCGTAGGTTTCGCAACTATGTAGATAGAGATGATGTAAAGCAGGAGTGCTACGCCTGGTATCTAACAAGAGTAGAACATCTAGATGGACTATTAAATGAAACTAATCCTATCCAAAAGGTAATCAATGAGAAGCGTATTGCTTGGCAGATGAAGCGCCACTGTGAGCGCTATGCTCGCAAGGAGAAGGCAGCTAAGTCTGGCTATCGCATAGGCGATGAAGCCTTCTATGACTCAGCAGTTATAGCCCAGCTATTGCCTCACGTAATTGCCTCAGTAATAGATAATACAGTCTTAGAACAGGCACAGAACCTCATTAACGATGGTCAGCCACGTAAGCAGTCAGCTCCAGCAGAAGGTGGCAACCTACTTGCTACTCTGATAGATATAAAGAAGGCTTATCTAAAGTTGGAGATAACAGATAAAGATATTCTTATCAAGAGATACCACGAGAGCCTCACTCTTGAGGCTATGGCAGAGTATCTAGGTTGCGCTATATCTACTGCTGATCGTAGATGTCAGAGCTCTTTGCGTAAGTTGCAGAATAACTTAGGCGGGGAGAGTCCATACCAGTGAAAGAATCCGAGCTCTTCGATTATCTAAAAGATAAACACTTCCCCGACCTTGAGAAATCTGAAGGCGCTTTCGACTCCTTTGACTGCACTACCATTGAAAAGAACTTATACATTGAACTCAAGTGTAGGTATAGCCACTATCCAGATTTGCTGATAGAAGAGATGAAGTATCGCAGGCTTATCAACCAAGCAGGAAGTATGGTTCCTTACTACATTAACTCCACACCAGAGGGTATCTATGCCTTTGATTTATCAAGGGTTCCAGAGCCAAGCTGGTCTGAGAAGTGGATGCCTACCACTACTGAGTTTGCTGATACTAGAAAGATTATGAAACTTGTCGGTTTCCTCCACCTAGACTATGCTCTACCCCTATAAGTGTCTGAACTGCTTGACTACCCTTTCAGTTGAGCGTTCTATCCACGCCAAAGAAAGTGCGCCCTCCTGCACTGACTGCGGCAAAGTAATGAATAGGGTCTGGTCCTCACCCCCTCTCTCTTTCAGAGGACCAGGCTTCTATTCAACTGATAAGGATTAGCCACTTATTCTTATTCTTTTAGGCATTTCATATCTACAATTCTTTCTATCTATACAAGACCAATAGTCGGGACTTACTTTTACTGTTGGACTTAGAGTTATGTTAGATGTTGTTCTCATTTCTTTACCGCACTTTGGACACTTCATAATTCCCTTTCTTAATCCAAACTTTTTGGATCTGTGGATAACTATACTCATCACACTTTTTCGGGTTTCCGTTTTTCAATGCCACTCTAACGGCGACACTCCCGAAATATATCTAAACTTGACAAAGTAAATCACTGCTTTTAGAAATAAGAAAGCCCCGCAGTTAGCACTCTTGATCTGCGGGGCCTCTTACGCTAAGTGAAAGGATAAATAACCCTTAGCTGTTTTTTATTCTAGTATAGAAATTGCTACGTGGCAAGGATCTCCACCATTATCCCACTCCTCGCGTTCTTCCTCTGTCATAAACTCATAGTTGCCATCGTGGGTCATA